CATCAAGTGTTTATTCAGGTTCAACTTATAATACCTTTACATATATGAATGGTAACTCTGGCACTGCTACTAATAATAGTAAAACACAATCAACTGCATTTATATTAAATTGGGCAAATAGCACAAGCTACGACTTGTATAGTGCAAATGATGTAGATAATCCTAAACAAAATTATGACAATGCTAGTGGACATGGTGGTCAATTAGTGTGTAGAGCAGTTTACACAAATTCTCTTAGAAATGGTAGTTTAATGTATGATGCTTCTTGGCGTTATGGTACTCAAAATAATGGTCATTCAAGAGTTTTAAGTATAGCATCTGCTGATGCGGCAACAACTAGCAATTATGCAGATGGTTTTTACTTTTATATAGGTAATGATAGCCAAGCAGCACAAAGTACAGCAATTATGGAAGGCGTAGTTTCAGTTTACGCAATTATAGGTTAGGAGTAAATTATGGCAACACAAAGAGTATATAATGCAACAACAAAACAATATGTTGATATAGATGTGACTATTATACCAGATGAAGATGCAACTTTAGAAGATAGAAAAAAAGATTTTAGATTAAATAGAAACACATTATTAAAAGATTGTGATTGGGCATTAGCTTCTGATAGCCCTTTAACAGATGAACAAAAGACCGAAGCTACAACATACCGACAATCATTAAGAGATTTACCTGCACAAGAGGGTTTTCCAAATGTTGATTTTCCTGCAAAGCCAAGTTTTTTATAAGGAGTAAACAATGCAAACAATAGTAAGAAACGGAACTAATATAAGTCTTTATTATTTAGAAGATAGTAAGACTGTAGATATTACTTCCACAGAAACTACAATCAGTGAAGGCGGTACGCCAGAGCTTATTATATCAGATTGTACTACAAGTGATGCAACATTGCATACAGGCGTAGATGCTAAATCAGATTACTGGGGTTGGAAATACAAACATGATGGTTCTTCATGGTCAACTAATGCAGATTTTAAAGGTTCTAATAACCTTACATCTGATATTACTGACTCTGTAACAACTATTCCTGTTGTTAATACAAATCCATTTACAGCGTCTGGTACTGTACAAATAGGTGAAGAAAAAATTACATACACTGGATTAGACGGAACAAATCTTACAGGTTGCACTAGAGGGGCTGCATCAACAAGTGCTGCAAGTCATACCTCTGGCGATACTGTAACACAAATATAATAAGGAAAACTTATGCCTAAACCAACAACCGCAACTGTAAACCAAAAAATTGATGACCATGTTGACGCTTGTTCAACTAGGTATGAGGCTATAGATAGACGATTGTATAGAATAGAAGCTATTATGATTGGTGCAAGTGCATCATCTATAGGTTTATTGTTAAAGATAGCGTTTACCTAAGATGTCCACAAAAATTGGTTTACAAGGTGAACTTATAGCAAGTTCTATCTTGTTAAGCTATGGAATTGATAATGACTTGGTTAGCAAGGATATGTATGACATTGTTGCATGGTTTGACCAAAAACCAATGAGAGTGCAAGTAAAAGCAACAAAAAAACCTTTTGAAGAAGATAATTTAAAATCAAGAAGATACAATTTTCAAACAGGTTATGGCAGCAATAAAAAACCTTATCTTGATAACCAAATTGATTTTTTAATTTTAGTTGCATTAGATAAAAGAATTGCACACTTTATGATGCCACACACTAATAAAACAAAAAAAATATATCAACATCAAATGACTATTGAAAATGAACAAAACACCTTTAATATGATAAAAGATAAACTATTTAGCAAATGTTTGTGCAGTTAGGATAAATTATGGCAAAAGACCCAAGATTAAAAAGAGCAGGAGTTTCCGGTTTTAATAAACCTAAAAGAACACCAAGCCATAAAACAAAAAGTCATGTTGTTGTTGCTAAAGAAGGTGACAAAATAAAAACAATTCGTTTTGGTCAACAAGGCGTAAGTGGTGCAGGTAAAAATCCTAAAACAGCAAAACAAAAAGCAAGACGAAAAAGTTTTAAAGCAAGACATGGTAAAAATATTGCCAAAGGTAAAATGTCGGCAGCTTATTGGTCATCAAGAACCAAATGGTAGGAGTAATAAATGAGTTTATATAGAAACATTAATAAAAGAAAAAAAGCCGGAACAAGTCGTTCTAAGAAAAAATCAACCATATCTGCAAAGGCTTATGCAAATATGAAAGCTGGTTTTCCAAAGAAAAAACGCAAAAAGAAAAAATAAAGGAGAAGAATATGCCGAAAGGAATAGGTACTTATGGCTCTAAAAGAGGCAGACCAACAAAAATGTCAACAAAGAAAGCTATAAAAAAGATGGGTTCTAAAAAGAAAAAGAAAAAATGATTAGTTTATTAGGCTCTTTATTAGGGTTTGGTACAGGCTTTATGCCAAAGGTTTTAGATTTTTTTCAAGCAAAACAAAACATGAAACATGAATTGTTGCTTCAAGAAAACAAAATTAAAATGGCAAAAGAGTTATCGGCTTTAAAAATTAAAGAAGAAACTGTTAAATCAATAACCGAACAAACAAAAGCTGTTTATCAACATGACCAGCAACTTTCTAAAGCAAATCCATCAAAATTTATTGCTGCTCTATCTGCAAGTGTTAGACCTGTAATTACATATTGTATGTTTATAGTTTTTTGTGTTGTTACTATTGCACAAGTTATTGTTGGCATACAAGAAGGTGACGAACCATTAAAAGCAATTCAAGCTGCGTGGTCAGAAGAAAGTATGGCATTGTTTAGTTGTATAATTAGTTTTTGGTTTGCTAATAGGCTTGTAAACAAGTAATATAGTGCAAACTATAATTAGAGGAAAATATGAATATATTTACAAAATTATCAGTAGGTAGCTTTAGTGTTGCAATAACAATTTTATTGTCAACATTTCTATTAATTGGTTGTAGTTCTTCAAGACTATTTTTGAACGCAGATGTTCCAAAAGGTCAAGATATAGAAATTACAATTACTACTGAAAAATCTGAAACTGATTAGAAATGTCAACACCACAAGTAACGCACCTTAAAAATGCGTTAAGTGATGACCAAATAAAAAAAATACACTCTTTAATGAAAAAGAGAAAACCAATAGAGGGTGGTTTATCAGGTGGTCAAAACAATGCGTATAGAAATGTGCAAGTTAAATCATTTGCGGCAGATGATAATGATTTAGGCTTTGTATCAGAAATAATTAGTGACTTTGGACAAACTGTAAACGAAAAATATTACAACTTTGATGTCAAAGGTTTTGCAGAGAATATTCAATATTTATTTTATAAAAAGGGTGGTAAATATGACAACCACATGGACTTGAATTGGTCAGACCTAAACACACATATTCCAAATAGAAAACTTACAATTATAACACAACTTAGTGACACAAAAGATTATTCCGGTGGTGATATAAAAATTGAAGTAGATAATGTTGATGATTTTGTCATACCAAGACAAAAAGGTGACATGGTTTGCTTTCCTGCTTTTTTAATGCACAAAGTTTACCCAATTTTAGGTGGAACACGATATAGTCTTGTTTCGTGGCTTTCAGGCGATAGTTGGAAGTAGTGGTGTTTTAGTATTCAAAAGTTTTGTTTTCTTTTGTACGAGCATTTATTTCAATAATTTTTTTAAAACACTTATCTTTTTGTGGTGTAAATGCTCCATAATGTAAAGTTTGACCTTTTAAGTTCACAACCCACCCATCACCATTCATATCAATCATTTCACCACAAGCATCACATGGTATATCTTTAATTATTGGCTTTTTCTGAATATTTTTCTTTTTCGGCATGGTAAAAATCTTCGTATTTTTTAACTTTGTCACCATACCTTATTTTTATTTTTTTTAAACCTTGAATTATAGTTGAGTGGTCACGATTAAATATTGACCCAATTTTAGGAAATGAATGATAAGAGTGGTTTTTGTATAATTCCCAACACAACCATCTAGGTTCAATAATTCTTGGATTACGCCTAGATGATTTTATATCTGTTAATGACACTTGATAGTCAAAACATATTTTTTTAATGGTGGAGTGTAATGCCTTATTCATCACGCCTTAACTCTTGAATTGCATCTAAGCAACTTGTAATTAAATTAAAATAACCATCAATAGTCATTTTTTTTTCAAAACAATCATTATTAACACAAACCTTTAATATGTCTTTGTTTGGAATAATATAAAATTGTGTATCTTTATCTATTGTAATCTTCATAGGTTAGAACGGAATATCATCATCTATAACATCATTGTTTTTAGGTGAAGGTGTTGATGCTTGACCACCATTATTTTCACCCAACATAGTTAATGAACCATTAAAGTTTTGCAATACTATTTCAGTTGTATATTTTTCAACACCATCTTTGTCAGTATATTTTTGTGTTTGTAATTTACCTTCAATAAAAACTTTAGAACCTTTTTTTAAATACTGTTCTGTTATTCTTACAAGACCTTCATTAAATATAACAACTCTATGCCATTCAGTTTTTGTTTTTCTTTCACCTGATGATTTATCTTTCCAACTTTCACTTGTTGCAATAGACAACTTGGCTATTTTACCATCATTGACAATATCAGGGTCATTCCCTAAATTACCTATTAACATTACTTTGTTTAACATATCTTCTCCTATTGATTATTAATTTTAAATTTACTAATTATGTGACTATGAATTTTTTGTTTGTCCGGTGTTGTAAAGCCGGAACTTTTTAATCTTACTTGCAAGTCACCCCAAGCACCATCAAACTCATCTTGGTCTTTTATGTTATCAATTTCATACATAAAACCTTCTAATTTGTTTTTGTGTTCTACCTCTTGCAAACCAATAGGTTCACCTTTTGTAATATTAAATTCTTCTTTGTTTTCTTCTTCACTATAAATATCACCATAAACATCACAGGCTTTTAATATAACCCTATCATGCCCTCTCTTTTCTGCCATAGATATAGGGTAAGGATTACGACAATTTTTACTATTTGCTTCACCAAAACTTTCAATTAAATTACCATCTTTAGTTGTGACTTTTGCTTTTATAACAATATTATCTTGTATGACTATTGGTTGGTCATAGTGAACATATAAACCTTGTTTGGCTGCAATCATTTGACAACCTTTATTTGTTATAATGAATAAATTTTTATTTTGTGGCAATGTCCATGTAATTTCATTAAATTTTTGTTGGTCAATGTCACCTAATAATTTTTTTAATTTATCATAAATTTCTTTTTTATTACTCATCTATTACTCCTATGTCCAACACTTATAATGTATGCCTTCATCTTGATGCCTACCACAAAAGTGACAATATCCATCTTTATCATAATGGTTCATTGCCTCATCATATTCATCTTGCATAGCCAAATATTCATCTTTTGTTATTTCTATTTGTTTCTCACTCATATCATGTCCTCCTCATAAGGATTTATATATTCAAAATTATAATTACCAATATCAATAGTTGTTGGTATTGGTTCTTTATCTTCATTGTAAGTTTCTTCATAACCACAATAATCATCTGTGTCTAAACAATATCTTAATTTCTTTTTTGCATGGTGTAGGGCTATGTTACCCTCTTTTAATGTTTTATATCCAAGTGTGAAAAAATTACAAAGATATGGAAATGTTTTTTCTACACAAGCAAACACAAATTCCTCTACTTCTTTACCGGTAATGTTTTGGTAAGTTTCAATATAGTGTGCAGCTTGTATATGATAATTATAATCTTTTACAGACTTAGAAAAACTTTTTGGATTAACTGATTTTGTACTTTTAAAGTCAACAATAATATCTTTGTTTTTATCTTTGATACCTTTTCTTATTAAGTCAGGTCTAATTTTAACTTTTAAACCATATTCATCTTGATAAGCATAAGACCATTCTTTTTTTGCCTCCATACTATTAACATAATGACTTAATGAATGATTATACATAGACACTTTCATACCACGAATGTCACCAGCATATTTTTCAGGAACTAAAATTTGACCATCATCTAATGACTTTGCAAGTTCTTTATATTCTTTATATCTATTATCTAACTTTGTATAAATTACATTTTCTTTATAAACTTTTTCACCCTCCATAATAAAATGAAAAGCACTGCCAAGCCTAGTTGCTAATGTGTCAGCAAAATCCTCCTCATTTTTTAACTTAGCCTCAATGGGTGTTAAATATGCAAATGATGATATTGTTGACGAACCATAAAAATCTTTTAAAAAGCCATTATGGTATTCATCATTTGAACATTCATGTGGCTCTAAGATTAGTGGTAATTTTTTTAAATCTAAACTATCCATATATAATGTTTATAAGTGTTCGTAATTGTGGTCAAGTATTAATAAAAAAATAATAATATATGTATTTTACTTGAACGAAAAAACAAAAGGTATATAACAAATTATATGACTAATT